ATCGCGTGGTGAGCGGGAATGTCTGGCTGGAGTTAATCACCGCGGGGACGGTGATGCGGCCGATGGTGTCTGACATTTCTTTGTTGGAACCGAGGTGATGAGGGCGGCAACATCCACGCTCTAACGCCCAGCGCGTCAACGCATGGTCCTCGAGTGAACCGGCTGTTAAATCGTTAAGTCAACCTGGTGAGGTCGCAAGGAATTTACTTGCCCGGCTGCCAAGAGAATGGTCCTGATCGATGCGTCTTGGATCGTGAGGGAACAGATAATGAGCTACCACGCGAGAAAATACACAGGCTTATAGCCCCGTCCTAGAGGCCACAGCCCGTTATCCGCATCCTGCCGGCGAACATGATTGATGGCTTCGATTGCTCTGTCCCAGGGCACAGGCTCTGACTCTTGCGTGACTAGCCGACAAATATCCTGATCGCTTAGCGGGCCTTGAAGTGAAGGGGTCTTGGATTGAAAGTTGGTGATTGCTCTCATTTCGACCTCAATATCTCCTTCAGTTTCGTCGCCGCGCAAAGCGAACCAAAGGAACTCGACGTCGTCAGAAAACTCGAAGATCGATTTCACCAGCGGGAAACCTACGAACACCGGGACCCCGACGCGCCGAAACTCGGCGGCGCAGCGAAAAAGTCCGGCGTTGACCTTCATGATCGGCATTCCGCGGTCGACCCCGAGCTTGGGACGACGAGGGTAAACAGCAACCAGCCGCACTCGTTCAGGAGCGCAAACTGATCGGGAGGCGATTGAACCCTCTCGCGATGCCCAGAAGTAGAATGCGAGAGTCGATCTGAAATCTGCGGCTAGGGTCCGTCGGAATCGCGGCACGAGGTAGAACTCAATCGTGTGTTCCGAGAGGTAGCTCGTCCGGTGGGGTCTATCTTCCAACACCTTCTCCGATCAGCGCGAGTGGCGACGTCTACCAGCGCTTGTCGCCAACCGCAACGAATACCTAAAGTGTTGACCAGCGGCGCCGCAAGACTGCGCCACGGAGAGTCTTGAAGAGAACCAAAGCTGCTCGATTTACCTCAACGATCTCCCCGAAATCGCGCAGATTGCCACGGATTCCAGACGTCGCAAGGCGTTGCAATAGGCCTTCTGCATTGTCTAGCAACTGTTCCTGACTAGCCACGGTAGCATCGAAGCTCGTCTCAGTCGCCGTTAGGCATTGTCCGCGCAAGCAGTGCAAATAATGCCGAAACGCCGCCTGTTCACTGAAGGGCACCGATGACGGTTGGACTCCACTAAAGAGCGCAGTGACAAATCCGCCATCAAGATCTGCTGGAGGAGCCATCAGAGGCAGAACCTTCTGCCGTCTCGCAATATCAAGGTAGGGTATCTTATATTCGGAAAGGGCTTGGGCGCAGTAATACCAAGTGGCCCGTTGCTTGATCTCATCCTCATACGGAGCCTTGAACTTGTCCGGTGGAAATGAGCGAACGTTCATCCACGTACCTGAGGCAATGGCGTTCACTTTCGCGAGGGCAGCAATTAACATTTGGTGATTGCAGTAGCCCAACACAACATTGGCGCCTCGGAGGCGCAGCCCTGCAGCTAGATCAATGACATTGGCTACCCAGTTCGGTTCGGCGACTAGGTATTGTCCGTTCGGGTGCTCGCAAACAACGTAATACCGTTGGACACTCCACTGCTCTGCTGCCTCCAGCAGAAGCGCAATCTGATCTTCATCCTTCGCCGCTTCCGCCGACAACGCAATCGTCGCGATTAGGGGAAACTGCTTCTCCTTCGCCTGTGCCTCTTCAATGATGGCTCGCTGTGTTGCTAGCCAGTCGTCGTCAACCGAGCCGGCCAGAAGTCCGGGCAATATGAACGCGCGGCAACCCAGGCGAACATTCAGCTCTCGTAGCTTTCGCAGGAGGTTCGTCAACGCAGGCCCTTGAAAGAACACCCCCGTCTCGTATTCCGCTGGCCAGTAATCGTGAGAGCATAGCCGCTCGTGGTCCGCATGTGGCAAATAGAACTGCGGATCGAGCAAGCACTCACCACCGGGCAATGCGTTAATGCTCCCGGCTAGTCTTTCTAGCTGTTCGTCATCGAGATCGCGCGGGCTAAGGATTGCCGTCCCGCCGTTCCACAACGAGATCAACGAACGGCAATGTTCCATCATGCCGTATCCGAATTGAAGGTGTAGCTGCATCAGACTTTCCTCCCCTCGAATTTCAAAGCGGCGGCGCCTTCGCCGAAGGACCATGCCAGCGTGAAGAAAGACCTCCATTCATTCACACCTGCTCTCTTGTACATATCTCCTGCATCCACGCGAACGCCTCCTTCACCGAAGCTGGACGCAGATCCCGCCTCTTCTGCGTCATAGCGTCCACGAGATCGCGAAACTCGGTCGCGGTTGAAAAAGTCAAATTCAATGGGGTCAACGTTAGAGTCTCGACCCGCTTGAGAATCTCAAGGTCGCCGGCAGGTGGCTGGCGGAAAGGGTGCCGCCCCGTGGCGCATTCGTAAAGGGTGACTCCCAAAGCGAATAGGTCCGCTCGCGAGTCTATTTGAGGCTTGAGATTGCGCATTTGTTCGGGCGGTGAATACCCGAGAGTGAACTTGCCCCAGATCTGTCCCGTGCCAGTCAGTGACCTCAAAGTGAGGTGCCGCGCAATGCCAAAGTCTAGCAGCCAACAATCATCACTTCCATCGATGATCACGTTGTCTGGCTTGATATCCCGGTGGACGATTTGGGCTTCCTCTGCCTTTATCAGAGCCTCAAGGACGTGCAACCCCAGTCGCAAGAGTTTTCGTTTATCAAATGCGCCGCCCGTGAGGGCTTGCCTGACCGTCTCCCCGACGATGCGTTGCTCTCGCAACCAAACAAGCTCCCCGGTTGCAATCTGAACCCGGCCCTGGTCCAAGATGCGGGGAACCCTCGGGGACTGGACTATTTGGACAGCGAGGACCTCACGATCAGTCGTCTCATTCGGCTGGCCTGGATTGATAAGCTTCAGGACAACGTCACCATCAACCGGATGCGTTGCCGCGAATACGATTTTCTGGCCGCCCGAATTCAAGGCAGCGATATTTGTTAGGTCTGGGAAGTGTGCCTGGACCCAACCCGTGTCAAGCCGAACACCATTCGCCATTCACTCTGCTTCCTGCGCTTACGCGCCAAGCCCACTCGTTGAACAACCATGACGCATAGGAACGTGGCAGGCGCTTCGCTCTCTCGGGCTTAACAGGAGTATGATCGTTCGCCCAGACGCCGATACCAAGCGCTTTTGCTCGCTCCAGCAATGAACTCCGGCTAGACAGATTCGGGACGAGCATGTACGACTCCGAAGCGAACCAAGTGTTCAACACTGCCTGCTCCAGTCCCACTTTCCACTCGCTGATTTTCGCCTCCACCGCAATGATCTGTCGCGCTGCGAACACGTTCGCCATCGGCCGCAAGTGCCAACGCGCCCCATCGGCACGTAAAACTCCGGCAGCGTCCAGACGCTCTAAGTTCTTACTCACCGAACCCGTAAAGATAGCCTTTAGCTGCTTATCGGAACACGCTCCCTTGTGGTACATGTAATGGGCCACCCGCACATCCTCGCGAGTTAATGCTTCCCGAGCTGGGAGCCATCGCGCGGTCTTCTTCCGATCCCAAATCACGATAACCAGATCCGGAAAGCCGGACGGCAGGCGGGGCTCCCGAAAGACAACCGCCTCACATCCTGAAGGCACATCAAACAGCGGTGCGCTCAAGAAGCGCTCCAGCAGCTCCCCCTCTGGGCCAAGCCTCAGTGACCTAAATGACGGCCCAGCAAATCCACCTCCGCCGCTACTGTCAACGACGGTGACCCGACTCGGACCTCTCGCTCCCGTGTTCACGCGTTTTTCCTCAATTGCTTATCCATTTGATCAAGATGCGTTTCCAATGCCTCTTCTACGATGTCACTCATTTCGCGCCCGGACACCGCAGCAGCGATTTTGAGCCTCTGGTGCAAGGCTGCATTCAGATTGAACGTTGCCTTCTTCTTGGCACCGATCCGCGCAGCAGTGCTTGATGCGATAGTTTTAGCCATATCGCTGTATAACTGTTTTTACAGCAATATGGATGCCGAAGTCAATCTGGCCGTTTAGGCTTTACTGCATCACGCCACCTCCACCAGTTCCAGTGCCTGCAAGTTCGTCCGCGCGATATCCGTGGCCTGCGCCCAGTTGCCGCGAAACACGGCCGTCACGCGGCCTTGCGTGTCGTTGCCGGTCGGATCGTAGTTGCTGCCGATCTGCTGGCCCGCCGACACGTCGAACGGGTTGTAGAATGCGAACGGCGTCAGCCCGGCATTCTGCGAGACCCAAAAGCTGTACAGCGCCGAAAGCAGCGACGCGCTCAATCGTTTGCTGAGCCGGAACGTCCGCCGCGAGGTCTGCGCGAGTTGCGACCGCTGGATCGTGCCGTCGTGATACTGGTTCTGGAGTTGAGCGTACTCCCGCAACTCCGTGAACGCGGTGCAAAGCGACGCGGGCATCACCCCGTTGGGTTCGACTTGTGTGAGGTTGCCTGGCACGGGATCACGCCACCGTCAATCCGGGTAGCTGCATGTTGGCCGACTGCTGCGTGCGCCCGTAACTCGAATACTGGGCGGCCATCGCCTGGTCGGTAACGAACTGCGGCGTCACAAACTGGCCCGTCATGAAGTTGGCCGCGTCGTTGCCGCTGATGCTCAGCGACATGTACGTCGCGCCGGTGCCGCCAGACGTGTTCGGGCCACCGGGAGTGGGATAGGTCCCCGCTGCGATCCCGCCGAGCGTGGGGATGTTCGAAGCGTACACATGAGCCTGGCCATCCTGGTAGCTGGCTTGTTGGTAGAGCTTGCCGCCCTGCTCGACCAAGCTCCCGGCATAGGGCGTCGTGGCCGACAGGGGCATCTTCTGGCCAGTGGCCTCCGAGTACAGCATCACGAGTTGACGGACGCTCGGCGACCGCACGGCCACCGCAATATCCCCGCCGAACTGCGACTGCGCGATCTGCACCACCTGCTTGATCGTGCCGCTGTTGGTCGGGATGCTCACGTTATAGATCGACTTGATGTCGTCGTGCGCCTTCTGCGCCGGCGACACAATACCGAGCAACATCTCCATCCCGCCGATAGCAAAGCCCGCACCAGCGCCAATCGCCGCCCCCAGCGGCCCGCCCATCTGCATTCCGATCATTGCTCCGCCGACAGTGCCCTCGGCGATGCCGCCCCACGTGCCGCGGTTGTTCCCCATCAAACCAGCGCTAGCGAGCATCATGCCGCCAGCACCAAGCGCAGCCCCGGCCACGCCACCTACGCCCGTGATCTTGCCGCCGGAATCTCCGGTCTGGACATCGTTGCCGTTCTCATCCGTGCCGTAGGTCGGACTGGACGGGCTCCGCTTGAAGCTCCCCCAGTTCGTGCTCTTGAGGTTGCTGACGATTCCCGCCAGACCGCTCGGCCCGCTCGCGCCGGCCCCGCTGCCGCGCGCCCCGCCGAACAGCAGGGCCAGCGGATTGAATCCGCCCGTCCCGCCTGGCGCCCGGTTCAACGTCGCCGTCCCCGCCGGTGCACCGGACCAATCTCCGCCGCCAGCAGCCCAAGGAGCGGGAGTATAACCGCCGGTGGCCGCGCCCGACGAGGAGTCACCCGTCCCGCTGAACCCAGTCCCGCCGCCAGCCGCTCCGGAGCCGCTACGCGTGCCGCCGCTGAACAGCATTGCCATCGGGTTGAATCCAGTGCCGCTGGAACTCCAAGGAGCGAGGGAGTAGCCGCCCGCACCCATAGGTGCGCTCATCTTGGCCGGCGCCGAGATCGATGGAATGGAAATGCCCAAAACGCCCGCTGCGCCGCCGGCGCGACTCTGCAAGGATGGAGCCGCCACTCCCAAGCCTGCCGCCAGGACAGCCGTGAGCGCCGCCATCACCGCGCTGTTCTGCATGGTCGCTGTGGTATTCTGGTCGGTGGACACGCGCACCGGGTCCTGCTTACCGCCGACCGATCCCTTGAAAATGCCCGCGAGCCCGCCCTGCCCGTCCGCGCCATAGATGATCGGATGCAGAGCGTTCGCCGCCATGCCGCCCAGCGTCTCGGTCACCGGCTTGAGCACCGCGGAGTGGATCGTGTTCACCAAGTCCTTGCCGAAGTTCTTAGGCTTCGTGAACAGAACGTCGAACAGCTTCTCGGCCTGTTTCTGCAGGTTGTCGAACTGCGACTGGATCTCCTGCTGACGTTTCTGCTGGATCTGCGCCTCCTTTTCCTCAAGCTGATCCTGCGCTTGGGCGATTTCCGTGAACAGATCCTTCTGCGCCTGCGCCGCCAGGACGGAGCGCTTGGCCGCGTTCTCTTCCTTCGATATCCGCTCCGCTTCGATGCCCGCCAACTGCACGGCCAGATCGAGTCTGATCTGGTAGGCTTGCTGCGCCGCTGCCTCTTCTTTTCGCGCCGCCATCTCCCGCTTTTCGGCCTCGGACATTGCCATCGGCGTTTCCTGACCGGCAGTCAGTTCCGCCATGCGCCCGGATCGCGCGGCGCGCCGCCGCAGTTCGTCCCTTTGCTCCTGAACTCCAATGTCCTCGATCCGTTCCTGCGCGGCGAAGCCTTCCTCCCACTCCTTCATCTGCTCCTTCGAAGGCATCATGAGGGCGAGCATTTTCTTGCTCTGCTCGGCTCGCTGCTTCTCGTCATACTTCTCAAATTCCTCCCATGCCTTCTTCGATATGACGGCTGCCTGCTCGTCGGCCGCCTTGCGGATCGCCGCAATCTCCGATTCCGATGCCTTCACTTGCGCTGCCTGTTTCAGAAGCTGGTCCCGCTGAAAGTAGATCTTGCCGATTGCGTCGAGTTCGGCTTCATCGCCCTTCTTCTCGAATTCGGCCGCCTGGCGGCGGAAATCCTTGAGCTGCTCCGCGCCCTTCGCGACCGCATCCAGTGCGGCTTTGCGGCGCGCTTCGGTAGCTTCTGCGGTATGGAGTTGTTGCCCCAGATCCTGTGCCTGGGCCTTCGTCAACGGCTTGTCCGGTTCAAGCAGTTGCTTCTGCAGCCGCTCGACATCCTTCTTGGCGTCGGCGTAGGCCCTCTCCATGCCCTCGTGCGTGCCAAAGAACCGGGCACGAAGCCGATCCGTCTCTTCTTTGCCTGAACGCATGTCTGTCCGCTTGGTGGCGGCTTCGGCACCCTCCAGCATCTTCTGCAACTGCTGGATCTGGGCCTGGATATCGCTCGCGTGCTTCGCCCGTGCCTCCTCGTCGCGCGTGGGAGCGATGGCTTGCAGAATGCCGAAATCGCCAACCAGCACTTGCTGTTGGGCCCGCAAATCCTCGATGCGCTTCAATGTGGCATCGCGGTTCTTCATGATGTCCGGTGCCCGGCGTTCCAGGTCGGCCACCTCCTGGCGGTGACCGGAGATCGACATCTTCGCTCCAATGCCGCCCGCCGCCCGAATGTCGACGGCATCCTGCATTGCCTGTTCCTCTTCGCGGCGCTGCCGTTCTTCATCGCCGGCAGTCGAGATGTTGTTGAGGAACCAATCGACGCCTTTCCCAACCCAGGTTACCGTGACGACCAGCCCTTCTTTGAACTTGCGGACCAGCGCGTCCCACTTGGTTTCGAGCACGGTCACTTCACGCTGGTACTCGGTGAAGCGGCGAATGTCCTCCTCGGTTGGCCCGAAGCCCTGCTCGTGAGCCACGCGCAGGTTCTCGTTGAGTTCCGTCATGAACGGAATCGCCTCCACGCCCACCCGCTTGAACAGGTCCATGGCGGCTGCGTCCCGCTGAAATCCTTCAGGGAGCTTGTTCAAACCCTCGGAGATTTCCACCAGGATCTCGGAGGTGGGTTTCATCTCTCCCGTGGCAGTATGGAAATCGATGCCCATCGCGCGCAAAGTGGTCCGCGCCTTTTCGCCTTCGGTGGAATTGTCGTTCGCCGCTTGGGACAGGCCGCGCATGAGGCGCTCGACAATCGAGATGTCCTGCCCGACCGCGCGCGTCGCGAAGCCGAACTGCCCGACTTCCTTCGCTGTCAAACCGGTTCGCAGTTCCGCATCCTTCACGCGCGTGCCATATTCCCCGAGACTTTTCGCTGCCTCGAATGCGGCCGCAGCAATGCCGCCAAGGACCGCAGCGCCGGTTGCGACGGCCGCACCGAAGGGACCAAGAGCGGAAAGCAGGGACGACAGTGCGCCCCGCGCCCCCTGAAGCGGGTTCTCCATGAATTGGCTGACACGGTCCCCAAACGATTTGATGGATTCGGATTGCTTCCGCAGGGCCTCTTCAGCTTCCTTGGCCGCTTTGACCGCGAGAGCTTCGCGCGCGGCCTTCTCCTCCATGGCGATCATCTTTTCGTAGGACCTCGTGATCGCGTCGATGGCCTGCGGCTCGCGGTTGTACCGCTGGAGAAGTTGCTCCCGTTGGGTGATCAGCCGGTCCACACCCGACTTGCCATACGTCTCGGCCTGTTTTTCCAGGGAGGCAATCAGGCGCTGGACGCTGGTTCGCGTCTGGTCCGAAATCCGGATCACCTTGCCATGCGACGATTCGGATTTCTTCTCGAAGCTGTCCAGGCCGGCGTTGGCCTTGTCCACTATTGGCGTGACCTGGTCTTCGGCTTCGAGGATTACGCGCTCTGCTTGGTCTGCCATTTACGCTGCCTTGAGCATCACGAAAGGACGTGCCTGGAATGCGGCGAGAACCGCCTGGCGGTCGCGCGGCGACACGCCCCATTGCGCCTCGCGCCGGTTGTTGAATGCGGCGATTTGCGAAGCGGTCAGCCGCCGGCCAGGATGGGCTTCGTCGAGAAACCCAATCGCCGCGCGGTTCTCGTTTGCGGTCAGGACCTTGAGGCAGCGCAGCGTATGCCCGCTCCAGGTCCAATCGCGGATGGGCTGGAGGCCGCGAGTCGCCTTGTAGTCGGGGTAACCGCGCCGGCCAGGCAGTCCAGGCTTCAGCGGTGCTGCTGCCTGATCGTAGATATTTTGGCCGTGTTGGATGCGAGCGCGGATCGAATCCGCCAGCACCTGCGCGAAGCCCTGCATTTCGGTCGCGGTGTGCGGGGAATAGACAAAACGAGCATGCTTGATAACGGTTTGAAATCTGGCCATGACTATCTTCGTGAGGTCGCTGCGAACAGCCGCGCAACCGACGGCATGCGGGTCAGTGTTCGAGATGGACGTGATACGGCAAAGTGGACGAAGCGACATTGCAGAAAGGGCGAGTTTCGTGCTGTCCTGCCCTCCGCGCGGTGCTTTATAATCGCCACATGGCGGACGATTGGCTAAAGACAGAAGCACGGGCACGACAAGCCAAGCATGAGTACGACCCAGCAGACCTGGAACGTTGTACCAGGTTCGCGGATCATTACTACAAGTTCTTTGACGCTCTAGTTGTTACTGTGGTGACGGCTATCAATAGTTACAATGCGGAGCTGCCCGTGGCCGGCCTCTATAGAATTTCCTACAAGAGGGAAGGATACTGGTTTAGAGCCCATCTCGCAAGCGATCTAACATGTGTGATGGACTTCGCCGGATATCTCGACTCGTATCCGACCGCCGGCGGGTACATCACTTGCAGCTATTGCGGCAGAGGGAAGGCCAATGATTATCACAAGGTAGAAAAGCGGTACGATCTCGCCTTGGAAGATCACGGAATGGTCCTGAAGGAAAACAATATTGGCGTGTCCCGCAGTGCTTTAGCAGAGCTATTTCTTAAACCGTTCTTTGAACGGATGCCTTAACGCGAGGCATCATCGCAGGAGAGTTCCACAAAGGTAAGGTTTGCATCGTCCGTGGAAGGGCCATAGACAAGGGGGCGGTGCTCGAAACCACTGGTCAGGGAAGTCGCCAAACCGGAACTTGGCCCGCTACCGAGAGCTCTGCGCGCCGCCATCCCCATTCTTGAAACGCTCCTGACGCTCCGCTTCTATCAACTCCAGCACCCGGAACTCCTCCTCCGTGATATCCGCCAGCGTGATTGTCAGCCCGATACTCTTCGCGTTCAGAATGCGAAAGCATCGCCGCACGAGAGCGCCGTTCGGCGTGTCCATCGCCTCTTCGAGGAGGTTCTTGGGACATCCCGGCCCGTGGCTGACATCGATGGCCTTCCAATCCGCGCCGCAAGCGGGGCAGCCATTCAATTCCGTCTGCGCCGAATACCCGCACTTCCGGCAGCGGAAGACGCGGTCGGGGCACTCTTCCTCCCGTCCGCACAGCCCGCCCTGGTGCAGCACCGACCGGATCAAGAAACCAACGCCCGGCTTTTCCGGCCAGTCGCCGGGCGCGGCTATTCCGGGTCTTCATCGGCTTCGATTGCCAGTTGCGCGATGACCTCGGACACCGCGGCCGACTTGTGGACGATTGGCACGGCGCCGGCGTAGCCATCGTGCGAGATGTGCAGCTTGTCGTAGAGCGCGCCGCTCGGCTCCAGGAACGCCCTCGTCTCGACCGACCGCCGCGCGGCGACGACGCTGGTGGAAGCCCGTTCGTGGTCCTGCATCTCCTTGGCGGTCGGCATGCGCAGCACATGGACCACGCGGGTGCCAGGGACCTTCATTTCGATCCGGTAGTTGATGCCTTCGCGCTCGACACTGGCCACGGCGCAACGCTCGATGCGGCCGATCACCATCCCGGCCTCGGCATCGTCGAACTCGGGCCCGTCTTTGTCCGTGCGGATCTTGCTGAACAGTTCCGCATTGATTTTCGGCAGGTCCACATCCTCGCTCTGGGACTTCCCACGTCCGAGGAAATGCCGCACGGTGCGTTGCGCGCGCGCCCACGCACACCACTCCTTGTCCGAAGGGAACCGCACCTCGCAACTCTTCTCGCCGCCCGACAGGATCGGCACTACGAACGGCTTCGACGCATCGAAGCCCACTTTCTTTTCGGTCTCCATTCGAACCTCCTATTGGCAAATACCCGTTTGCGGCGTGACGACGGTCATTGTCACCATGCCGTTGGTGGAATCGTAGAGTTGCACCCCGGTGATCTGGAGCGTCACGATTCCGTCGGTGTTGCTGAGTTCCGCGACGTTGAAGCCCATTTTCTGGATGAGCATCGTGAACGAGTTGTTGGCGTCGCGGGTCACGGTGAACGTGGCGGTCCCGGTCGTCAGATTGATCAGGTTCGAGTACTCGACCGATCCTGCCTCGACGCGCACCACGAACTGCACCGCGAAGACGCGGTCGCCCCACTCGAAACGCCCCTGGACCTGGTAGCCATCCTGCGTTCCCGAGCCAGGGAAAAAGCCGGGGCGGAAGTTGTTGTCCCACGACGCTTCCATGGACACGAAATCCTTGGCACTGCCGCCGGAGAGATAGTTGATGCCGTTGAACGTCAACGCGGTGATCATGCCGGCGTTGAATTCGTGCGGCGCGTAGACGGCGGGAAGCGTGATGCCGCTAGGTGAGGTGTACTGGCCGGTGGTGACGCATTCCGCGGCGCACATCGCGCTGGCGCGGCCAGGGGAGTTCTTGATGGACAGCTTCCACGATTTGACGGCGCAGCCCACCAGCATTTCGTCCAGCACCGCCGAGCCACCAGGCCGGATCTGCTGCACGAACGAGAAGTAGGGCAACTCCAGGCCGGTCGGGTTCGTCGCCCCCAGAGCCGGGATGATGGTGTAGGTGTAGGGACCGCTGCCGCTCACGGTGACGTTGCCCAGTGAGAAGGCCATCGCCCACGCGAGAATTTCCGACGATGCGTATTTCGAGAACTCGTAAGTCGGCATATTGTAGTGCGACTTGAAGAGCTGCGTAGGGAACTCGTGGCCCTTGCCGATTTCAGCGCGGTCGTCCTCGTTCACCGGGACCTTGGCCCACGGCTTGGTATTGAGGTTCGTGTGACGCCAGATTGCAGTGGAAGCATTCGCCGTCCCGATGGCGGTCTGCTTGCCGAATCCCCAGCCATTGAGCAGTTCATTGATGTTTGCCATGCTACTTTATCTCCTGAACCGGAGTTGCCGGTTTTGGGCCAGTGGCCGCTGGCGGGGGAACCTGACGCCACCCGGCGACCATGAGCGGCGTGAGCTCTGCGGCAGTTGCTTCGACTTCCTTCACTTCGCCCTCGGGCGATTGCATGAAAACCCAATCCATGACGTTCTCCTTCACTCCCCACCGGGATTGCCTTGCTCCACCAGCGTTGCTTGCACCTCGAAATAGTCGAGCGTCGCGCCGTCTGCGCTGACCACGACCGTGTTTCGCTGCGCGGACGGAAGATCCATGTCCATCGGGTAACAATCGGGATCGATCTGGAAATGCAAAAGCGATGACCACGATGGAGCACCCGTTGGTATTGCACTGACCAGCAGCCAGAACAGATCGGCATACGTGGCGGTGGAGTTCTGTTCCGGCGCGCGCAGGTAGATCGAGAATCGATGCGCAAAGTGCAGTGCGCCGCCAGTGAGACGCCGCGGGGTGGTGCCGTTCCAGGCAACCAGAATCGAGCCAGGCGGCATTTGCAGGATGGCCAACCGAAGATTGTTGTCGGTAGCCAGTCCTTCCATGAACGCGCGGATGTTGTTGCCGTCGCCGCCGACCGCAGTCACCAAGTCCGGGCAAGACTGGAGCGCGGTGACCCACTCGCCAAGTATTGTTTTCGGATTGATCACGGAGGCGTTAATTAACTCGCGCGCTGCAGCAGTGCCAGGTTGAGCATGCCGTAGGCATCCGGCTGCCGCACCGTCGTCACCACGTATTGCATGCCCCAGGCAGTCACCCAATCGCCCTTCGCTGGCGGATTCGAGAAGTCGGATGGGTTCACGGAGATCTCTTCGAAGTTCGCCACCGCGCCGGACTCCTCGCGCGGACGAAGGTGACGAATGGCTGTTACCGTGAACGGGTCGCCTTGGGCCGCGCCGGCCTGCAACGGTTGGTACACGACCGGTTCGCCGAAGGTTTGCAGCATGACGCCGTCTACCAGCGCCTCGATGGTGGGCCAGTTCCCCATCTCAGGTCCAGTAGGCGACGATCAGTCCATCGCCCGCGTTGTTGGCATCGACGTAGTAATCCGATGGCAGCAGCAAGTGCCTGGAGTCTTCCGCCCAGATGTCGAATGAATCCGCTACGCCGCCACCCGAACCGGTGGGCCAGAACTCCTTGATCACGCCCGTGCCGTTCGCCTTGTTCATGCCGGAGACGCCGAGAAACACGCGCCCTGTCTGACCGATCACTGCGGCGAAGCGCATCCGCTCCACCCGCAAATTCGGATCACTGGAAACGGGGATGGGCGTGCCGGGCGTCGGAACCGGGATATTGCCGAACGAGTTTGCTTTCATCGGAATCAGAGCCAGGCCAGAACCTTGTACTTGGCCCCCGTGGTCACCGTCACGAGCACGTTGGTCGCGGTGTGCGTACCTTCGGCGACCGTGAAGACGTTGGTGCTCCCGCTGTTGTCGGTGCAGGAGACCAGCACCCCCGCAGGCACTGCACCCAGACCGTGCGCGATGCTTTGCTGCGCGCCGTTGCCCGTTTGCACCGCCGACAGGAACTGCTTCTGCTTCGATGGATAGGTGCCTTTGAAGTTTGCCTGCGGACCCGCGCTCTGAAACTCCGGAGCGTTAACGGGTGTTTTTTCCACCTTGATTGCCATGTCTCTTCTCCTTTCCCGGCTTGGCCGGTTCCTGCTTTGGAAGCCTGGAGAGCGCCCGCTCCGCTTCTGCCTGCGTCCCGATCCGGCGTTGCTCGTAGAGCTGCCGCGCCCGCGTCAACTGGACCTTGTTTGCGGACTCCGGCGCGGGGTACTCGTCGCCGATGTCAGACGGCGTAAAGCCCTGCAACGGGCGCAGGACATAAAGCGGCGGAACCAGACCCCTGGTCAGCCGCGCCCATGATTCGCGACGGAGCATCATAGTTACACCGCCGAGATCACGTTGTTGAAGAAGAAGCCCAGGTCCGGGGAGACCAGGCGCATATCGAACGCCGAGTCGATCTCGACGCGATCCGAAGCCAGGTGCTCCATGCGGAAAGTCTTGATGCGGACACCGGCGCCACCGGTCGTTCCGATCAGACCTGTCCAGTTGAAGACGTACCCGGCGCTGGGTGTCATCAGGCCGGCATTCTTGGGGCGGTAGAACAGCGCCGCGCTCATGCCGCCGATGAACGCGTTGGATTCGGCCGCGCCTTCCGCCGCCGTGTTGTAGACGGCGTCAATGACCAGGACATCCTCAAGTTCGAGAATCTCTGCCATGATCTGGCGGGTGGCCACTGCCGGGTTCGGCGCGGTCTGGCCGTACTTGGTGCGGTCGATGAAGTCGGGATGATCGACGAGCTTGTCGAACACCGGGCGGCTGACCACGAAGATGTTCGGCGCGAAGCCACCGCTCGACAGCCGCATCTGGGTTTTCGCGTGGCGGATGTCCGTGATCGGGTTGCCGTTCGGATAGTTCCCGGAGTCCCAATAGATGACGTGCGTGGAGTCCGCGGTCGCCTGGCCGCTGACGTTGTTGGTCCAGATGCCGGTGCCGAAGAACTTCGTGACCCACTGGTTTTCGCGGCGGATCAGGGCCTTCTGGGTCAGGAAGATCGTGGCGTCGCGGTCAGGTGCGAGCGGCGAGTCGCTGTTGGAGCGGATCTGATCATCCACGTCCTTGTGCAGCGACCACACATCGCAGTTGTAAGTGCCGGTGGAGTTCAGGTTGTAGCCCGTGCCGGCGGATTCGGTTGCGAGAGCGCGCTTCTGCATCTCGTCGCGGTTGAAGTCGGCCCGCGCGTAGGTGTAGTAGAGATCGCTCTTGTTTTCGACCGGCACCGCCGGGAAGGCCTTGTCGGCGACGAATTCGACTCCGGCGGCCTCCTGAAGGTAGGCCACTGAAACATTCGTCAGCGGGCGATTGACGTGGACGTCTTGTAGTGTTGGCTGAGGCATTTGTGATTTCTCCTATTGATGAACGGCTACATCTTGTACGGGCCGAGAAGCAGCGCGGGGATGATCACGCCAGCGCCGCCCGATGCCGCCAGCGCGCGCGCCCGCACGAAATTGCCGGAGGTCGCAGTGATGGCCTGGCCGCTGGCGTTGGCCATGAGCTGGTCGCCGTTGTTGACCGCAGCGCCGGTCACCAGCTTGGTGATTCCAAGGATCGCGACCTCGCCCTCGACTCCCTGTGCGTTGGGCTTGTCCTGGACCACGCCATCGGCGACGGCTCCAGCGCCCGAGAAGTTGATCTGTCCGGACGAGTTGACGGTCACGAAGTAGAACTGCGGGTTCACAGTTCCACCGCTCGTGAGGTCCGCCGCCGCCGGAAGCCCGACTGATCGTAATGTCTGTTCGAATGCCATATCTGTTGTTCTCCTCTGTCGCTACCGGGCGAGGCGAATGCCAGCCCGTTCGAGCGTGGCGATCAGGCCCTTCGCGTTATGCTGCGCGACGAACGCGCCGTAAACCTCGGGATGCTCTTCGAGCATCTGGGCGTAGGCGCGCTCCTTGGTCAGCTTGGTGGTACCGCTTTCGGCGTAAAGATTCGGAGTCTCTTTGCCGCGATTCTGGCGGGCGTAGCTGGTGGCTTGGGCTTCAAGTTCCTGAAGCGAGCCTGTTGCGCCCTGGTTCGGGTTGACGTGCGAAGTAATCATGCTCCTCTCGCTTTCGGTCACGCGGGCGGCGGTCAGTTCCTCACTGACATCCGCCACGCTGAAATATTGGCCGTTGGGTTTCTTCTTCGTGAGGAACTCCGCGGCCTTGTCGGGACAGCCCGCCATCTTGCACAGCGCGCCGATGGCTTCGATGTCGCCCTCGGGACGCATCCTTAACGGCAGACCCGCCACGGCAGCGATGCCCGCAAGAGGAGCCGCGCCCTCCGGTTTCTTGGCATCGCTCTTTGCGCCCTCGCCGCAGGCGTGGCAGTACTCTGCACCCTTCCGCAGCTCGGCACCGCAGGCGTGGCAGAACTTGCCGGACGCCTCGCCCTCGGCCTTCGTGCCGCAGGCATGGCAGAACGTCGCATCCGCGTGAAGCTTGGTACCGCATGCGTGGCAGTACTTCGGTTCGTTGTTGGTCTTCTCGTCGCCGTCGCCGTCACCCGGCTTCTTACCCTCGGCGGCGATGGTGAGCGTTTCATTGGGCATACTTGCTGTTACCTCCCTGGTTGTGGATATTGCGGCAATCGCCGCCGTTGAATTCTGGACCGGCTCGCCGAGCAGTTTCCGAAGCGCGTTCATGGCATCGCCCAGCGCTCCGACTTCGTCGGCCAGGAGCGGAATGGCATTCTCCGCCCAGAACACGCCGGCCTGCGTCGCGACGATCTTCTCTGCGTGGGCCTTGCGGTTCCGCGCGACCGTTGCTACAAACTGGTCATACTGCCGGTCAATCTCGGACTGGATGTCTTTCTCGGCGCGCTCCGACAACGGTTCATGCGGGTTCCCATCGACCTTCCTGTCGCCTTTGAAGATGTAGGTGTACTTGAACCCCTGCTCGTCGTTGAATTTCGAATCCTCGGTATGCAGCACCACCACGCCGACGGACCCGACCGCCCCCATGCGCGTGACGAAGATCCTGTCGGCCGCGCTGGTAAGAGCGTAAGCCGCCGAGAACGCGAAGTCGTCAGCGACCGCATAGATCGGCTTCGCGCCGCGAATCGAGTAGATGAAGTCGGACAGTTCCAAGCAGCCCGTGGTCTCGCCACCCGGCGAATCAACCTGTAGGAGGATCGCCCGCACTCCGGCGTCGTTCACGGCGTCCTGAAGGTTGCCCCCGATCTGCGCATAGGAGCTGCAACCGCTCAGTGCCGAAACCCAGGACTCCTGTTTCGTCAGGACACCCTGAATCGGAATGATCGCCACACCGTCGATCACCTGGTAGCCGCTATCATCGGCCTGCTCGATGTAAGCGGTGGCGAACGGCTCAACGGGCTTTACGCCGGTCAGCGGAATGATGCCCAGCCGTGGCCCCAGCGCTTGGACTATCACTTCCAGCTTGGGCGGGTGAATCATGAGCGGCGTGTTCACGAACCGCGATGCAAGACGAGTCAGATTCCTCACGGCTTCACATCCACCTCTCCCTTGCTCGCGTCCGTCTGGATCTCGCTTTCCGTCAATCCGGCGTTGCGCCCGGTGAGGACCTTGCGGCCATCGCTGTCGTAGGACAGCCCAAGCTTGTCGGCGCGTTTGTTGTCCGCTGCCTGCTCGGCGTCCACCGCCCCGGAATCGCGCCCTTGCGCCGCAACCTCGCCGGAGCGGGTGGAGAGGCCGCTGCGAATGGCGTCGTTGGAGGCCTTGATGTCCTTCTCCGGATCGACCCAGGGCCAGCCGGGCGTGACCCACTGCACTTCCTCGAACGGCTCGGGATCTTTGTTGTATGCGTTCAACAGATCAATGCCGAACACGAGCGCCAGCATTGCATCGCGCAGCCAGCGTCTATACACCGGATGGCAGACCTGGAAGATAAAAACAGAATGCTGATACTGCTCGCACTTGCGGCGGAACTCCAGCAGGCCGGCGCGGATCGACGAGTAGTTGATCCCCGACAGGTCGCCGCTGATCTGGTACTCGGCAAGCCCGGCGCCGCTCGCGAAAGCTTGCAGGCAACTCCTGATGAACGATTTGAAATCGCCGCTGTCCTTCGCCTCGGCAAACTGCACTTCTTCTCCGAAGTTCAGGACCTGGAACGTGCCGGGTTCGAGCTTGCTGATCTGCGTCCCTTGCTCGGTCTGGCTCGGCCCGTTCTGATACTGATCCGGCGGGATGATCGGATTGTCCGGGCTGGCCTGCGTGATGAACCCGGTGATCATCGCCGCGAGTTTCTTGCGGACGATCTCCGCGTCCGTGTACTGCTCCAGTTCGTAGAGCTTCGCGATCACCGATGTGAGCCACGGCTGTCCTCGAAATTGCCCGGCGCGAATCGGCTTGTATACGTGCAGCACTTCGGTGGCGGGCACTCGCTCGACCGAGAGCGCGTCCATCGGGAAGAACATCGTCTCGCCCGGATGCGCCTTCCAGAAGTGGTATGCCGCGCGCCGTCCGTCTGGCTGAAACTCGATTCCACATCGCACCGAATTCTTGGGCGGGAGTTGCTCGACCGCCGTGCGCCACAGAGGCAACTGCTCGGCTTCGATCAACTGGAGTTGCAGCGGAACCGTGAGTCCTTCCTTCACCGAGCGCGGCCGGAAGCGGACGAAGCACTCGCCAGCCTCCATGACCTCGCGCGCGATTACCATCTGCTGGCCGTAGAAATCTGTCTGGCCCGATGCGGGATTCCGCGGGTCGTACTCGACGTCGCATTCGCGAGTCCAGCGATTCCACTTCCTGGTGATCAGGTCGCGCACCTTCTCGTCGGGATGGTGGGGAACCAAGCGAATCCCACGTCCAATCGCATTGGCCACATACGAATCCACGGCCCCCGCCGCCCAGGCGCTATTGCGAACCGCGTCCCGATTCCGCGCCTGCAACTCCAGGCCGTGCGAGAACAGGAGCGTGTTCAGGCCGAGGAACGGCGGATTCCATCCGATTCCCCGACGCCCGCGCCCGGCGGCATCGAACGGGAATGTCCCCATCGCGCGGGTGCGCGGCACGCGCAGGATCGGCATCAGCTCATGCCCGGCCTGGCGGGCGAGCGTCATCAGCGTTTCAATTGGCACTGTGCTTTAGTGGCCCCAACCGTTCGTCGTGTAGATGCGAACCTGGCGCACTTGCTGCGGACCGCTCTGCTGGGCGATGTCGTTCAGGATCAGATTCCGGAGTTTCAAGTAGTCATCTACGGAATCGAATTCGAACTCACGATCCTGAAAGCGAACGCGCCTCGCCCCCTGCTTGCGCGCGGCGTCGAGAGCATCGAGGTCGGACTGAACGAACGGCATTGTGAGTGTACTGGGCTGGATTCCATCCAGCAGAATCAGGGCGTCGCGCATAGCCGCGCCCGTTAGATATGGGTCAGTTTTCCGAGGTGCCAACTACGCAGACAGTTGGCAGATCCGTATGCAAGAGCAGAATTCCCGAAAGGGCGTCCTGCGTAGCGTTCCGTGTAGGATAGGAAGACTTATCAACAGCGCAGGCTAGGGTTAAATGCCGAGTTTCTGGAAGAAGACCTGATTACGCATCTTCGCATCCCTGAGCACTTTATCCCAACTGATCACTTCAACATAGAGATTGATGTTTTCAATCCACTGGAACCAGCCCAACCGATCCGGCATGGGCTTAAAGTTCTTTTCCCGCTCCAGCCACGTTTCAACCTTGCGCGTCAGATCGCAAACGACAAATCCGTAAAACGGGGTGTTTTGGGCAATCAGCATCTTCCGGCCTTCAGGCGTCTTGTATTTTCCGTCGCGAATGTCATTGACGTACCGCACAATCTGCTGAACGGGGTCTTCCTTCGATGAAGGGTTAACGAAATCATCTCGCTGTGGCTTCTTGAACTCAAAAATCGTTACCGGATTGCTCGCCTCATTGTCGCCACGGAAAAGAATACGCTTGTTGTATACCAGCAAGTCAGGGCGTTCTGAAGATCCCCCGTCAAGAGGTAGGTCGGAAGACACATAATTGGTAAAATTCAGACGCTCATCAATGATCCACAAATTGTGGTTGTCGAACGACGTGATCTCGGTATCGCCTTTGCGGGGGAAGATGATATCGTGCACGATGCCCTCGGACGAGTAAGCGCCTCCTTCGTCCAACTCAAGGCTCTTCCCGAAAAGGTCCAGGATGTTTCGCCGAAGCGCGATGTAATGGATCAGATCGTTCTTGCTAGTTCCGGAGATCTTGCCGACGATCTCAAGGACATCAGTTGTTAGGCTCTTGAGGCTGCCCCCGGCGAGTAGTGTCGTAACGTCCCTTTTGATCTGAGCTTCCTGGACGAATTTTTCCTTCTGTAACCGGCTTTCAATTTCTTCCTTAGTAGCGTTGTACGCCAGTCCGGTCAAGTCGATCTTGTCGAGTATGCCCTTGTGCCAAGGCGCGTCATCATCGACGTATGATTGAACGCGTTCTCTCTTCTTCTCCTGCCGGCTCGTGATATCCGGGCCAACGGCATCTTTGGCAATAATTGCGGCTCGCCTTTCAATGTCGACCTGTGATATGCCTTGCTGAAGGTCGTTTTCCATCTGAAAGTCGAATCCGCTTCGCTCGAGCGATACATTACGATCAAGGTACGGGCTGAAAACGTAGGCTTTGACGATGTAGTTTCTATCGTGATTGGCATTTCCAGCGGCGTCGTTTTCATAGAACTCGTCGATGAACTCTGGGACATAATGGTGAATTGGCGACCCGGAAACCTCTCGTTTGTGAGCGACAAGGCTGACCTTACTTTTCTGATTTCTTGGCGAGTACAGCTTAAAGACCCGGACAAGGAACTCCTCGTCGGCCTGATTGCCCCGCAGGGTAAAAGCACCGGTTTGGAGCGGCAGCTCCACGATTGCGTCAGCTAGCTCATTAGTGAAAAAGGCGTTCAGGCGGATGGGCTCTGCGCCATCCTTTTCAGATAGAATGATTTCGGGACAACAATAATCTTTCGTTATAAAGTACGGAAGAAGTTTCTCGACTAGGTTTCTCGCAATCGTAATGAGCGTCTTGTCGATCGATGTCCCTTCTTTCAGAGTGCCAAGATGAACTGTCGTGCCCGATCTTTGCTCCTTCGACGCTGATACTGTTTCATTGACGATTATGTCATTCACCTTGCCCATCGAGAATTTTCGCTGCTTAAAGCCCTCCTCGTCCCTATAGACGCTCTCGACCTGCAGATTCTCGAAATATTTCAGGCAAATGAACCGGCCAAACCCCTTTCCGCCTTCGCTGATTTTGAGATCGGTATAGAGCGTGTCGAAAGCCTCACGGTTTTCACCGGTGAACCCGATGCCGTTGTCTTCAATTTCAAAGCTGCGGACCTCGCTGAGACTGCCATCCATTTCAAGCTGTTCGGCCCGGTGGACGCGTATGGCAATTTTCCCGTGTTTTCCGCTGGTGCTTTCAATCGCCTGAATCGCATTGACGACGACTTCGACAATCGGTGAATAAACGGTCGTTTTCGCCCGTATGTTCTCGACGGCTCTCTTGATGTTGACGTTGCTCATCGTAAGCTCATGATGCTCGCGGGTCGTGCGGATGCGGACCGCCCTTCAGTATAATCGGCGGCAGGCCATG